AACTCTAAAAAAGTTTTCATTACTTTTAATCTTTTTTAGATATTTATAAAAAAACCTCCCAGAGGAGGTTTGAATAAAAGGTTAAGAACAGAACCAAATTATTATCTAATTGGCATTAAGTCAAATAGATCAGATTGAAGATTAGAGTATTTTCTAATTATTTCTCCTGCCTTTGCATTTGCTTCGTTTTCAGTGGTACTTCCGGCATTTCCATTCAACCTTTTGCCTTCACTTCGCTGCTTATGATGAATATATTCGTGAGCAACGGTTCTCAAAATATCTATTGGATGACGATTAACAATACTAATAACAATTTTATCCGGATACATTAATCCAAATGTTTTATTATTTTTAGAAAAATCTACATCATCCACAAGAATAATTGGAATATCGTAAGCAAATTTAAGTTCTCTTTTTAGAAAAATTAAAAACTTTTTAAGAATTGATTCGAATTGAGATCTTGTAGTTGGTCTTCCTCTTCTTTTTCCAATTAAAGACATTTTTGCTTTTATTTATTCTTCACCAAGAACTTTGTCAATATTATCATCAAGTTGTTGAATTACTTTGCGAATATCAGAAACGCGAGGAGGAACACTTACCTCATCATAAGTATATCCTTTTTGGGCATCAAATAAAACTTGTCTGACTGCTGCTGCTGTACGGGCATCCATTTTGATTGTTACTTGCTTTTCTTTAGTCATAGATCTCCCTCCACACGGTTTTCAGAACGATATACATCAAATGCACCCTCAGGATAACGAGCACTAAGTTTCTCAAAGTTCATTTCTAGAATCTGTTCAAAGTTAGTATCAAGTGCCATAAATGCTTGAGCAAGATACCAGCAAATATCTCCAAGCTCACGCTTCAAATGAAAAACATTTTCTTCATTGTAAGGTTTACCTTGAAGGATAATTTTTTTGATAACCTCAGTAAACTCACCTGCTTCAGCACTCATACCTAGGGCCGCAGTGAGAAGACGAGGAGTGTCAGCATCACCAACAGTTTCTAGTTCAGTAAGACGAGCAAGCAGTTGTGCAAAATCACTACTTGCAGGACTTGTAGTTTGACGAACGAATTCAATATATTTGTTTGTGTCGATAACTTGAGTCATATTAGAATTTAAATCCTTCAAATGTTTTCTTTGGTTTCTTTTCTTCATAATCATACTCTTCATCCTTTCCATTGTCAAGGATGTCTTGTTGAGCAGATTGTTCGCAGTCATAAAGACGCATTTTAGCCCTATCAATACCAATCACGAAACGCTTATGAATGGTAGGGTCATTATAACGATTCTTAAGTTGTTTTACAAGAATCTGCCCAAGACCTTCAAGTTCTTCTGTAGAAATCAACGCAAACATTAAGTCAGCAGTTGCAGGAAGACCAAAACTCTCAGAAGTATCAGTTAGTTCCACGTCAGAGGAACCATAACCTGAACGAGTAGTCTGCGTAGCACTCACAATAGGAACATTAAACTCCACAGCAAGACCACGAAGTTCTTCCGCAATTGCCTTTACAAAGGTATAAGAGTTGATATTGCTATTGCCTTTGTACCTTGAAGATGAACAAATGTTCAGGTAGTCAATAAAAATGATATCTGGTTTAAAAGACTTCTTCAAAGCAAGTTCATTCAAGAGTGACTTAAAATGCCCAGCATGTGCAGAAGCAGTTGGATATTCTTTAATGATCAGAGTTCCTTGAGTTTTCTTCGCAAGGTTTGTTACCTTGCTTTCAAACATTTGTTTTGGAAGATCTACAATATCTTGAATAGGAACATTCAAAAGGTTTGCATCAATTCTTTCAGCAATGCGTTCTTCTGCCATTTCCAACGTAATGTACAAAACGTTCCGTCCTTGGAGCAAGACGGAGCTAGCCACATGGCACATGAATAGAGATTTCCCGACACCCGTACCAGCAAGAGCGATGTTAAGAGTTTTGTTAGGGAGACCACCTTTCGTGATTTTATTAAAATATTCAAGATCAAATTCAATTTTATCCTCCTTTTTATGATAAGACTCGTATCGTTGTTCATAGTCTTGCAGGTAATCATGACCTACGTGGTTATCAAAACTTACAGCAAGAGCATCAGAAAGAATAGAAGGAATGCTGTCACGATTCTTCTTTTCGTCATTTCCATCAGCAATATGAATAGACTCCATAAGTGCCAAGTAAATGGCACGATCGCGACACCACTTTTCTGTGGTATCAATTAACCAATTAAACTCCACAGGAACATCCTCAAGACAAGAAATGATCTGAGTAATCTCTTTAAAAGACTGCTCATTAATATCTGTCTTCTTTTCTATTTCAATGCAGAGAACTTCTTTTGTTGCTGGTTGATTGTACTCCTGAACAAAAGATAGTATTTCTTCAAATACAATTTTTTGATTTTGATCTTCAAAATATTCAGATTTAATAAAAGGAATTACCTTTCGTATATATTTTTCATTGTGTAAAAGGTTTCTAAGGATTAGAAACTCAACTTTCTCCATAACTAAATTCCTTTTGTGCGATTTGATCCAACTGTTGCATTACTTCTTCTGTGAAATATACCTCAGGTTCTTTTAGAATCTGCTTGGCATAAATCTTCTTACCATCAATCTCATAACGACCTGCTACATTCTTCCAGAGTCCACCAATCTCACCAAGTTCCAGAAGACCATAGTAACGATCAAGACCGCGCTCATCATAATACAGACGGATCTCAACATCTTTATTCTCCTTACTCAAACGCGATTTAGCAGTCTTAGCCTTGATAATATTTCCGACCACTTCCGTTCCATCCTTTTCTTTCTTTTTGCTGAGATAAATGATCGTACTTGCTGCGTATTTGAGTCCAGAACCTCCGCCCATTTCTTTCGTTGGTACATAAGCTCCGATGACATCGTATGTGTGATTTGTGACAAGAAGTGGAACATTTGCTTGACCTAATTTAAGTGTTAACATCCTGAAAGCACCTTTGACAAGTTGCGATTTAGTCATGTCACGAACTTGTTTGTCGTTAAGTGCATCAGTAATTTCTTTTTCTGTGGAAAGCATCCCCAAAGAGTCTAGCACAAACATGCAAGGTTTGCGTTCCTCTACAGGTTTTTTTAAATATAGATCTACTGCCTTGAGCGCCTTTCCACGGAACTCTTCAATTGTGACAACATTTACAACTACAAGGCGAGAAGTATCAATTCCACGAGATTCTACAAGAGATTTAGTAATAGCGGCCTCAGTATCAAAGTAGAGACAATAACCATCGGGATTGGTATCAAGAAAATTCTTAACAACGGCGAGGCTGAAGAAAGTTTTTCCAGTACTAGACTCTCCAGCAATAGCAGTAATCTTATTCCCAGATACCCCGCCAAATATGCTACCTGAAACCAGTGCATTAAAAATGTACGAACCTGTGTCAACATACTTTTCAGTCTCATCAATATCTGCAGCAAGTTGCGTATACTCGCCGCCAATTTCTTTTACAATATCTTTTAAAAAGTCCATAATTTATTTTTTCCTATTAAAATTAAAGGTCCACAGTTTAGAATAGAGATCCTTTTCATTAGTATTTTTAAGAATCTCTATAATTTTTTTAAATTCTTTTTCAGTTATAGGTATTTCCATTAAAAGAAAAATGATTCCAAACTCACAGTTTTTTCAACACTCCACCCAATTACATCAAGAATAATCTTGAGTGGTTCTAGAAATGCTTTCTCAAATTGTAGTTCATAATCTATGTATTTGTCAAGATCAAGTTCTTTTGGAAATTCTTGAATAAATGAAATGACATTCTCATGAATAGTATTTGGTTTTTTCAAGAAAATAAACTTAACTTTTTCTCCATTCTGAATTAATGAGTATTTGTTTGTAAGTTTATTCTTTTTAATATAATGATTGAAAAGAAGTGCTCCACGAACTTGTATTGGAGTTTTTGGAGCATAAATGTTTGACGAAGATGTATATTTTTGGACATCAGATGCAGAACGTGGAAAAGCAACTTGTTCTGGGGAAAGAGATTTAAACTTTTCTCTACATTGATCAATAAATTGAATCATATCATCTTCTGTTCCACTCATCATGATGCCAAAGGAATCTTTCAACATCTTACGACAAGGTGCAGGAGTAGAAGATTTGATTGCCTCAATACCTTTAATTTTGAGTTTTGGTTCTTTATAGCGAACACCTTCGCTATCCCACACACTGAGAATATATCGTTTCTTCGCGGTCCAAATACCACGTTCAGCAATACATTCACGCTTCATGAACATTTTTTGGTCGTAAGCATTCACATAGTCAGCCAGTTCTTGGTAAGAACTTTCAATATACTTTTCAAATTCCAGATTACAGACCTTATCAAGGAACGAAACAATGCTTTGAGTAGTTTTCTCTCTGCCTTTGAATACATTTTCAACCAAAGGACCCATATTGATATACAGAGAATCAGTATCAGAAGCAATGACATAATCTTCCTCTTCAGTTTTAAGAATCTTGTTAAGGTATGAATTAACTTTATTCATAATCCATTGAATGGATACTTGTCCAGACAATGTGATTGCTTCTGCATTTGCTAATTTATAATAACGGAAGTATTGGTTTCCAATAGCACCATAGGCAGAGTTAAGTTGAATCTTACGTGCCATCTGAATGTTATTGCAACGAGCAATCTCTTTGATTAGATCTTTGTTTTTGGTCTTTTCATATTCTTGCTCTGCTGCAAGCATTTTCTTTTTGAAAATTACACGTTCATTGTAAATCTTCTCCATTAATTCAGGAAGAAAACCGCGAACATCTTTGCGATACATAGCACCATTGGCACACACCGCATAATCCTTATACATTTCAAAAGTAAGATTGTGATTGAGAATCTTATCAACATTAACTGTTGGATGCCTTTCTTCTAAGAGAGTTTCTGGAGAAATGTTGTACTGCATAATCAGGTGAGGATATAGAGAATTCAAGTCAAAACTCACAACCCAATCGTACATTCCAGGAATCGGTTCTTTTACGTAAGCACCAGCATACTTCTCATCCTTACGTTCTTTATTTCGTGGTGGAATTACAATATCTCTTTTCTTAAGATAAGTGTAAATGATATTATCCCACATACGAACTTGATAGAACACGTCGGCATAATTCACCTTCGCATCATATGCCATAGTCAAAGCAAGTTCAATAAGTTTCATCTTGTCTTCCAAACGGTCAACAAGTTCTACGTCAATGATGTTATACTCAATAAACTTTTGCCAACCTTTAGTGTAGAAATCTTTAAAAGTATCGAACTCAGAGTGATCCAGTTTCTTTTGCCCAAGTTCAACTTCAGCAATATAGTCAAGGCGATAAGATTCTTGAACTTTATAAGTAAACTTCTTATAAAGATCAAGATAATCAAGTTGAGTCAAACCACCCACATCAAACGTCGTATGCTTACGCCCATTAATGAAAATCTCACCTTCAGTCACAAGTCCCCAGTTAGAGAAACGCTTCATTAGTTTCTCACCAAGAACACGATTTAATCGCTTACAGATATAAGGAACATCATACATTTGAATATTCCATCCAGTAATCACATCAGGTACATCAACCATCCAATAATTAATAAAATGATTCAGGAGTTCATACTCAGATGGACAATGATAATAAGTAACATCATTACGAGTATTATTAAATGGTTTAACTCCCCAGGTTGTAATTTTCTTGGTTGTATAATCCTGAATACTGATAGACAGGATTTCTTCTGAAGCAGATTCTACATCAGGGAATCCTTGTTCTGAGGCAACCTCAATATCCAACGTTACAAGTTTGATTTTACTAATGTCAAACTTAATTTCATCTTCTGGATACTTTTCTGAGATATACTGATAGATATATCGATCATTTCCATAGATCTCAAATCCATCCACATTTTCATACTTACTATAAAACTCACGACAATCTCTAACAGTTCCAGGTTTTACAGGTTCTACTGCTTCTCCACTTAATGTTCTATACTTGGAGTCTTTTTTAGTTTTTACATAAAGAGTTGGAAAGAACTCATCTCTTATTTCAAATCTTTTACCATTCTGTACTCCACGAACCAAAAATTGATTTCCAATCAATTGAACATTAGTGTAAAAATTCATTCTTTAGTCAAGTCCTTGTATTTTTCAAGAAGTTTTGGTGTCGGATCAGCAAGTGTTAAAATTTTATCCGAATTCATCATAAAAGTATTTTCTTTTGTATATACATGAAGAAATGGTTCTAATGTTTGATCACTTCTTACTACAAACGGATTAACAAGTTTGCAATCAGGTTCTCCAATATCAGCACCAACTTCTTCAATCTGACTGATCAGAATTTGGTTGTTGGTTAATAACAATATTTTGACTATTTCCATTGTTTAAAATATCCTCTTGATACATTTTAGAAAGTTGATCGATTGGTTCCACTATGGTAATTACCCAATCCAAGGATACTGGAATTTTTGTATCCTTTGAAAGAAGAATCCAAGGAACCAATCTAATCTTAACAGAATCAGATTTTTCATCTTCTTCTTTCAATTTCATTTTAATATGACAAGGTTTATTGAAGATATATCCAACTACTTTTTCTTCAATAACCATTTCTTGAATATCTGCGATTACATCCTCTCCAGATTTCAATAGTGCAAGTTTTACAGTCATTTTTGTCTCATACCTCCGATTATTCTAGCAATAAAAAAAGGAGGAGTCAAGTTTCTCCTCGTTTTTTTGCTTCTCTCAATTTTGCCTTTTCACTCATTTTTCTTTTCGTCTCTTCACTCATTTGTTTTTTTGCGTCACTCATTTTTCTTTTTGTCTCTTCACTTAATTTTTTACTCATATGAGATTTACTTATTTTATTTTTCGTATCCTCTGTTAATTTTCTTCCAGTCCACAGTTTTGATAATTTTTGTTTTACTTCTTCTTTACAGGGGCGTCCTTTTGAAGATTCTCCGATTTTTCTCTTTGTTTCTTCACTGTGTCTTCTCAATCTCATCATAGATTTAGTTTCTTCCGAGTGCTGTATAAATCCAGAGGGTTGACATCCACCACTATGTATATTTTCCAATATACCAGTTCCTTGACTTTTTCTACCAAGAATTTCGATTAAATAAATTTCATGCTTAAATGCATCTTCCTCCGTAAGATTGTCCTTCAAAATTACTATTCTTTCATTTGGAGGTATTAAAACAGAGTGATTTTTATCCCAAGCTCTTTTACCTTTTCCTTTACCAATATAATAAGGAATATTATTTTCATCAAAATAAGCATATGTATAATATTCCATTTAAAATCACACCTACTCTTTATTGGTATTTATAAAAAATGAGGAGTTATCCTGGATTTTGCCAGGTGCTCCTCATGCGCCGACGATATTCAATTATATTTATCTCTTTCTTTTAAACTTACAAACTTTCTTTCCAGGAAGCATAGCATATGTAGTGGTTTTTCCATAACATTTTGGTTTTGATGGCATAACACCATATCCAAAATCACCTTTCATTTCTTTAATTATAGAGACAAATTCCTGAAAAGTTTTCATTTTTTTTTTTTTTATTTTTATTTAGAGATAATCTTTTCTCTTATGATGCTCTGGAACAATCCTACCAAGAGTGACTGTCAGAAGTCCATCCTCAAAATCAACTGATCTAACTTCTGTGTCATCAGAGAGTGTCCAGGAACGTGTAAATGACCGTTGAGCAAGACCCTTGTGAAGATAGCTTGATTGTGTTTCTTTATCTTCTTTTTTACCATCTACAAAAAGTTTTCCATCTTGAGTATAAACAAATACTTCTTTCTTTTTAAATCCAGCAAGTGCAAGTTCAAGCCTCGATTCTACGTTGCTTACTTGAACTAAGTTGTAGGGTGGATAGTTAGAAGTTGTTTCGTGAATTTTAAAAATACGATCAAAGTATTCATCCATACCAATCGTATTGCGATTAATTCTTTCCAGCAAAGCAGGAAGATCCGCAGATGTAAACCTAGAGGTTCCAAGGTTAGTCATTATGGTAGCTCCTTTAAAAGCGAGGTTTGATTGTGTGATCCCTATAAGGCGATCATTAATAATTTATATTAGTTTGTATTATTTTTCAAGTGTGGTTTTTACTACACTATTCTTAACAGGTCTTCCAAATGTTCCGGGAGAAAACTTCATACCTTTATTCCAAGCAGGTTTGCCACTCATAGACATACTAGTTTTCTGTCTCGATGCTTTACTTCTTTTTGATCCAGAAGTACCTTCTCCACCATCTGTCTTATTAACCAATACACCACCACTATCTTTTTTCCCCCAAAATCTTATGAGTTCTATTTCCAAAGATAGTGCTTCTTGTTCCGTTAGATTCTCTTTTATTCTTACTATTCTATCTCTATCAGGAGGTCGTTGAGCCAATCCCAACTTTCTTTTGTTTGTGTCTCTAAATCCAGAACCTTTTCCAATATAATAAGGAGAATATCTATCTTCGCGCAAATAAGCGTAAACGTAATACTTTTCCATCTGCTTTGTTTGTGGTTATAGTTATTTATACAAGAAAAGGGGCATTTCTGCCCCAAATCTCTTTGCTTGAATAACCACAAACAAGCACTATTATTTATCAACCAAGAATACTATCTCTCCACTCTTCACTCATATTCACCATAATTGCTTCTGCTGCTTCTGGCGTTTCAGCATATCCTTCATCAAGAAGGTGCGAGAGGATGATATCGTAAATATCTACTTGTTCTTTTGGTTGACTTAAAAGAGTTCCCGTTAACCTCATTCTTCTTTGTCTTGCTTCATCCTCTTGTCTTTTTGCTTCTTCTGGATTTGTTCTTTTTAATTCTGCGCTTCTTGCAGCAGAATCTCTATATGGAGTGGTTATACTTCCTGCTGCTGCTGCTAGTCTTTTTCTTCTTGCTTCCGCTTCTGCAGCAGTGAGTGAAGCAGATGTCCTTGGTTTATCACGATAATATCTACCTTCATCATCAATTGCTTCAGTATAAACTTCTCTATATGCTTCTTGAAGATTGCGAATGTCTTTAGAGTCCATCTTACAAATACTTTTTAGTTATTTATAAAAGAGAAGAACGGTAAAAACCGAACTTCTCTTTAGGGTGTTCCGACTTTTGTAGAGACCGCACGAAAGGTCCCATACTTATTTATTCGGTTTCTACTGCTTTTCCTTTTTTACCAATGTTATACTTTTGTTCAAGAATCCAGTCTCCCTTATCCTTATAAGCAAGAACTTTGATTTGATTCAGAGGGGCAATATCAGATACTTTATCTTGATCAATCACGGTAATCAATCCCCAATCGGCAAGCAGACGAACAATACGATTACGTCTTTGAACGTCGTTTACAGTAAGATTGGCATGTTTGCCATCAAGAGCAAATAGTTCTTTAAAGTGAACAATATAATATCTTCCTTGTTTGTGAAGAATATGGCAAGACTGGTAGAGTTTTTTCTCCTTTCTAGAAGCAACTCCGATACGAGTCAGAGTTTCACGAACCTTTAGAAAATCATCTGGTTCATTTAGGATAACTTCCACCATTTGGTCTTGTGACCAATTTACTTGTGGTTCAATTGTTTGGGTTGTCATTTTGTTCCGCCAGTTTCAAGTCGTTGTTTAATAAAGCCGATTTGCTCTTTCGACAAAATTTTCAGTGCTTGATATGCTTTTTCATTACTATATCCATAGTATTGTTTTACACATTCTAAGTCTTTGATTTTATCTTTACGGAGCCAGGGAGAATACCTCTTCCTTTTTCTTATAGTATTTAGATAAAATGAATATTGCATATCTTTGTCAAGATGATGATTTATATTCATCTCATTTGTATACATAATGCAGTCTATATGACCACTAAGACAACGATTAATAATATAGGGCGCATAATCTTTAATATTTGATGCATCTTCAATTAAATTTTCTTTTGAAAAATTTATTGAATTCAACCAATCCTTCAATTCAATGCTCATCGAATAATCTCCAAATCAATTCCAGGTTTCCATAACTCAAGTTCAGTTCTAAGTTTGTTATCTTGAAGCAACTTTTCGTACCTTCGCGACGCCTTAACTTTCCACCATTCAATAACTTCTTTGGGTTCGTATCCAAACTTAGAAATATAATATCTCTTTTTTTCAGTCAAAGACTTGGCATGTTCAATACACTTTTTAAATTCTTGCAACTTTGAAGAATCTTGAAGAGACTTTGTGATGATTGAAATCATCTTAGTTTGTATTTTAAGTTTTTTTGAAGACTTATCTGCCGAGATTAATCTTTCTCCACCATTAGCGTTATTGTTGAACCACCAGAACATTTCGCGAAAATAATCATCATGAAATAATGGAAGGAAGTTACTTTCAGTATCTCCTATATGACGAATATAAGGTTTAAGACCATCATACATGGATACGCCTTTTGTTGTACCGTACAATGAAGTTGTTTCAAAGTAATGCAAATCAGTTCCATACTTTGAATCAAATTGTCGTTTGAGTTCATTTGATGATGCCAATAGTGCTAATAGTTTTCCTCCAAGATAATTGTATCCAAATGGTTGCACTGGAACAATGTTGAACCCCATTACAAACTCACTATTAATCCTCGATAAAGAAAGTACTTCGCCAAAGTAATCATTTCTTGGTTTAGAGTTAATAGTTGGTGACCCGAATCTAATAACTCCAATAATTTTATTCGTTGTATCCTCAGTAACTATCCATTTAATTGTTCTTCCTGGAATTGCTTCTTCAATAGGATTAGAAGCAGTTTCATTCAAAATATTAGAATATAATTCTTGATTGTACCTAGACTTTGGTTTTGGAGAGGTATCTACAATATGAATAGAAAATTTCATATCTTTTGGATGAAGATTGAAATTAGAAAATATTTCATCTTCAGAACCAAATAATTTTCCAGACGATTCTTGGATTCTACTACTTTTTACAAATCTCAAATAATCATCAATTCTATTGAATTTTGAATAGTAATTAATGAACTGATCTGCTGCCCAAATTGCTTGCTCTTGAGATAACATATTATAAAATTTCTTCCATCGAACTCAACAATTCTGTTGATGTTATTTTTTTAGTTAAAGGAATAACATCTTTTGCTAGAAATTGATAATCTCCATGTTCTAATTTAAATGTTGCACCTGCACCATCACATTCTGCTCTGGAATAAACAGTCTCCCATGTAGTATATGCTATTGACATTTTTTTAGTATCAACCAATAGCATATAGTCAAATGTTTTTTTAATATCTTCTTTTGCCAATTGTTTTTTATTTTTTCCGGGTCTTTTATTAATAAGAACTACTCTTTTACATGATCCATTTTTATTGAAGATTCCTAGAGAACCCTTCATTTCATAAAAAGTTCCATCGCTACCAACAAAGTCTCTACCATCCTCATAATCCCCCACATACTGCAATTGCCCATTAGACCATTTAGCAAATGATTTCTCTTGCAGGTATGTACGAAATGTTTTAAAGGCATTTGATTTCATTTGGGGAGTATTAGTCGCCTCAACGCAACCAAAAAATTCTTTGAGATTAATTTGTTCAATGTCAATCATAATAATAAAAAAATCAAAAATAAAATACGAACTTTAAATAAAAGAACACTCTACCATAATTTCAGTAAGAGCAGCAAGAAGATTCACTTCTTGGTCAGCCACGAACGCACATTGATATTGATACTTAGCAATAATAAGAACGGCAGCAGGGATAGATTGGGGTGAAAGGTAATCAAAAGAGGAGTCATAAATCCTGCGAAGTAGACTAGAAGCATCGTTATCCAAGTTGGAGACCACCCACTTACGAACTTCTGTAAAGTTCTTATCTTTGAGATTTTTGATGAGTTCATTTACAGAGATGTCTGAGAAAGATGCAAGAATGCCCGAGTCAATTTTTCCTCCTGTGGAATACCTTTGGCATTCATTAAGGACCCTACGAAAATCTGGGAAATGTTTCGTAACAAGTTCAGCAACGACTTTTTGATCGTACTCAATCCTTTCCTTATCCAAGATTGTTTGAAGTCGCTGAAAGAAACTTCCCGCAAGTTGAACTCTTTGCTTTCCTTTGATTGTAAAATCGATGACTGCACAACGAGAGTGAAGAGGTTCGATAATTTTGTTCTTGTAGTTGCAGGTGAAGATGAATCGACAGTTGTTATAAAATGACTCAATATTCGCCCGTAGTAGAAGTTGAACATCATTACCGGTATTGTCTGCCTCATCGATGATGATGACTTTGTGTTTAGAAGATCCCGTAAGTGAAACGGTCGAAGCGAAGTTCTTTGCTTGGTTTCGTACAGTATCCAAGAAACGCCCTTCGTCAGATCCATTAATTACATAATAATCTGCTCCTAGTTCATTGCACAATGCTTTCGCAATGGTTGTTTTACCAATACCAGGAGGTCCAGCAAGAAGGAGATTTGGAATCTCGCCCTTTGCCACAAACTCCTTGAATGTTTTTTTAGTTTCATCAGGAAGAATACAGTCATCAATTACTTGAGGACGATATTTTTCGCAGAATAAAAATTCACTTGTCATAATCAAATCCAATCAGGTTTTCTTTCGGGCATACGTAGATAGTTTTCAGCAACCCAAGGTTTGGATGCGATATATTTCTTGTATGCTTCAAATGTATCAATAGTGTCGTCATATTTCCATTCCTCAGGCATAGCACGAGCAAATGGTGTCACGTCTGTAATCTTGCCCTTGGGGAACAAATAGTATGCATCCACAAGGGTCTTATAACAGGAGTGAGTTTTATTATACCGCAGGCAGTATTCATCAGACAAGTTCAATCCCCACTTAATTAACCAGTAGGCATTGTGGATACTTTCCATTGCCCACTTGGTACAGGGATGATTTCGGAATGCTCCTTTCTCGGTCTTGTAGGGCGTCCCATCCGCCTTAGGGAGAGTGCCGTACCCGTGCCCCCACTTCTCTGATGCCACGATAGAAAGCATCTGACAAGCTTCAACAGGCATTTTCACTATTAATTTGTCCGGAAGTACAATTGCACTTTCTGCCGGAAATTTATGCGTCACAAAAATGTTCATAATAATCTGCAAGTTTCCTCAACTCTTCAATTGTAGCATCCTTTTTTAGGATGTTTGCTCTTCTACTGACGATAATAATATTTTCTTTAATGTATCCTTTTGTATTGTCAATTCTGTCGATACTTGGGGCATACATCCAAGATTCTCTTTCTTCTCTTTTTAGAGGAAATCCAAATACTGGGCAAATATCTGGAATATTAATATCATCTTTTGTGAGAGTAAACTCTATATTTGATTTTTTTGCTC